ATCGTGGATGATCAAGAGAGCTTTGATGTATTGCTCTTGTGTGATGATCCCTTCGATAAGTTGGTTGTCAAGTTCTGCGATCAGTTTGTCAGTTGAGATTTGCATTGGTCTGTACCTCTTTGCGTTGTTGGTGAGTTAATTGTTTATGAATTTTGAGAGTGTGTCAAGTATTTTCCAGAACATAGATACTAACAGCTATCTAACAGTTATCTATCTATCTAACACACTAACATCCTATAACATCTATCTAACAACCATCTAACAGTATATAACACACTATAACAACTATCTAACAACCTATAACAGTTATCTAACAGTCTATAACAGTATCTAACAGTCTATAACAGTATCTAACAGTATATATATATATATAGATATACTAAAAAATACACTAAGTTTGTTTGCTTGTCAAATCTAATCTTTCCTCGTAGCCAAAACTTTGGCTTACAAGATAGGGGGCAACGGGGCGAAAAGGGGCGAGGTGTTGCAAAGGGGTAATTGATCGGTTATAATAAGAGAGAGGTATAAGTAAGGTTTTGGTGTTATGGAAATTTTACTTGCAGTAGCGTTAGCTGTATGTGCAGAGGAGCCAAGCAAGTGCGTGGTCGAAGAGATCGGGGCTTTCTCTCACATCAATGTTTGTGGGTTGGCACCAGAGGAGACTGGTCGGCCTATTCAGTTTTCGGCAACGCTGCCTAATGGCAAGTACGTTATCTCGCTAGAACCTAAGTGCGAAAATATCTAATATAAACAGTAGCCTAGGGGGCTAAAGGTCATGGCCGGAGGCAGACCAACAAAGTATACAGATCAGATGCCAGATGATATTTACGAAGCACTGGCAAGCGGTCAAAGTGTGACGCAATTCGCTGCTAGTAAGCGCGTTAGTCGCTCAACAGTGTATAAGTGGGCAGAAGAACACGAAGCCTTTTCGGACGCATTATCGCGGGGACAAGAGGCTTCTCAGGCTTATTGGGAGAAAGAGCTACAGAGCATGATGTACAGTCGTGATGTCAACGCTCCACTTGTTAAGCTCTACTTCGCTAATAGATTCAACTGGCATGACAAGGCTGAGGTTGACAATAAGTCATCTGATGGAAGCATGTCAGGAGTAGACCGGGTACAGATTGAGGTTGTCAGTGCAACTGACGATCAGGGCAACTAAGCCTCAAGCTGACTTCCTCACGCTAGACAAACGCTACCGATTGTTCTGCGCTGGTTACGGAGCAGGCAAATCGGAGGCTCTGGTAGCAGCAGCGATGATAGACGCTTGCCAGAGCAGCAATGCACTTGTTGCATGTTACGCACCTACTTATGATCTGGTGCGATTGATCACAGCACAGAGGCTACAACAAAAGCTGTCAGATCACGGCATAGCACACAAGTACAACAAGGCAGAGAATGTGATCTACACCTCGGGAGGCAACTGGGGTGATTTCATGTTAAGGACACTGGATAACCCAGAGCGTATCGTTGGTTACGAGTCCTACACAGCACATGTTGATGAGCTGGATACGCTAAAGACAGAACACGCTAAAGAGGCTTGGAACAAGGTTATTGCTCGTAACAGGCAGAAGCCTAAAGGGATCAAGAATCCTTTTAACCAAGCATCAGCTTACACAACACCAGAGGGATTCAGGTTTGCTCACTGGCGTTGGGTACAGAACAAGACAGAAGACCACGGCATAGTTAAAGCAGCAAGCTACACTAATCCGTATCTTCCAGAGGGATACCTAAATTCTTTGAAGGAAAGCTATCCTGCTGCTCTTGCTGAAGCATACATCGAGGGCAATTTTGTAAACCTGACAAGCGGTACAGTCTATTCCTCATTTGACCGAGGCCGCTGTAACAGCACTGAAGCTGTTGTTAGTGGAGAAAGACTGTATGTGGGTATGGACTTCAACGTCGCAAAAATGGCTGCTGTTGTATATGTTCGCAGAGGCGAAGAGTTACACGCAGTCTCGGAGATCGTGGACGGTTACGATACTCCGGCAGTTATTGAGACTTTGCAGCAGCGCTATCAAGGCCACACCATCTGTGTGTACCCAGACGCTTCGGGAACTAGCAGAAAAACAGTCAACGCCTCCCGCTCGGACATAGCCCTCTTGCAACAAGCGGGATTCCAAGTCCGGGCACCTCGAAGAAACCCTGCGGTCAAGGATCGCATCCTCAGCGCGAACAGAGCTTTTGAGCAGGGTTTAGTTCGGGTCAACAGCAAAGGTTGTCCCGAGTTTACAAGATGCTTAGAACAACAAGCCTACGACAAGAACGGCGAACCAGATAAAACAAGCGGACACGACCACATGAATGACGCAGGCACTTATCCGATCTCTTACGAGATGCCAGTCTCCAAGCCTGTCTCTGATGTCTCTATCCGCTTCGCTATATAGGATCATACATGAGCGTTAAGACTCTACATCCTGATTACCAAATCTACTCACCTAAGTGGCGTCTAGTCAGAGATGCTGTCGAGGGTGAGAGTGCAATCAAGCGGGTTCCTGAGCGTTATCTGCCAGAGTTCGTCCCAAGTGATCCACAGCGATACAAGCGGTATGTAGAGCGGGCCTACTTTCTAGGTGTCACAGGTCGCACCAGAGCTGCTCTTAGCGGCATGGTATTCCGCAAAGACCCAAGCTATGAACTGCCAGAGCAGATGGATGAGCTGCTGTTTAACGCAGACGGTAGCGGCACCAGCTTAGAACATATCTCAAAAGAGGCACTCGGCGGCATCATGGACACAGGCCGCCATTGTATCTTGATCGACTATCCTACGATCAACGACAGCATCGACTTTGAGACAGAGCAGAACATCGGGGCACGTCCTCTTGTGCTGAGCTATAACGCTGAGGCACTGATCAACTGGAAGTACGAGAAGATTAACGGCAGACGTGTTCTGACACTCGCTGTACTTGTTGAGCTGGTACAAGATGAGACCAACACCAACGAGTTTGATCACGATGTAGTAAAGAACTACCGTGTGCTGAGGCTCAGAGACGGCGTATACACGCAGCAGATGTATGATGATGGTGGTCAGGCCAAGAGCGAGGAGTTCATCCCTCGTATGGCAGGAGGCGCAGCCTTTGACCACATCCCTCTATACATCATCGGTGCTGAGAACAACCTGCCTGATATTGACGATGCTCCGCTGTACGATCTAGCAATTCTTAACATTGCACACTACAGAAACAACGCTGATCTGGAAGAAGCTGGATTTATCACAGGACAGCCTACACTGCATATGAACATCGGGGATACAAACCCCGAAGTCTTTGCAGAGCAGAACCCAGACGGCGTACAGCTAGGCAGTAGACGTGGCATCATCACGCAAGGTGGTAGCGTAGAGCTAGTACAGCCAGAAGAACGTAACCTGCTAGTGCAGCTTAAAGAGCGCAAAGAGCAGGAGATGGTAGGCATTGGCGCTAGGCTGATCCAGAGAGGTGGGCCGGGCGAGACAGCAGAGGCCGCAAGAATCAACGCTAGTGCTGAAGCCTCTACCCTAGACCAGATCGTCAACAATCTGTCTTATGGTTTAACAGGCGCTCTCATGGACGCTGCTAGATTCATGGGCCTACAGAATATTGAGGACATCCGCTACGATCTGAACACTGACTTCTGGGAGACAAGCCTAGATGCACAGCAGCTCATGGCTCTTATCCAGCTTGGTGATGTAGGAATCCTGAGCCGCTCTATTCAGCGTGAGTCTATCCGCAAGGGTCGCATCCACATCCCTCACGAGATGGATGACGATGAGATTGACGGTGAGATTGCCCAGCAGCCGCTATGAGCGCAGAGGACTTTCTAGTTGATGCCGCCACTAGACGGCAGATAATGATTCAAAGAGCCTCCAGAGGATTATTTAGAGAACTGGAAGGCATCTTAGAAGAGCTAAGAGATGACTTGGTAGCCCAGATCAATCAAGCGGGCACAGACTTCCAGAGAAGCCGTCTAGGCGTACTTATCACATCAATTGATGGCATCCTAGCGGGTAAGACACAACAGCTCTCAGAAGGGATGCTAGAAAGGCTGCAAGAATTTGTTGGTGATGAGCTTGACTTTCAGAAAGCAACACTAGACCAAGTTCTACAAGTTGAGACAACAGTGCCAGCCCCCGAGGCTGTGTTAAATGCAGCCACCACACAACCGACTAAGATTGTGATTGGCAACACAACACAGAGCCTTACTGTACAGCAGATGGTTGATGTGTTTGCCAGAGGTCAGAGCAAAGAGCTGAAGAATACGATCTCAGCAGGGTTTATTGCAGGCGATACGCCTGACCAGATTGCAAGAAGAGTCAGCCAGAAGATTGCTGGCAGGACTCGGGCACAAGCCAGAACGGTAGTGCAGACAGCAACGAATCACATGGCAGGCGTAGCAAGAGCAGAGTTTGCCAAAGAGAATGAAGATCGTATCGGTGGCGAGAAGTTTATTGCAACGCTGGATGCAAGAACAACACCTGCTTGTTCAGGACTAGACGGCAACATATACGATATTGGATCAGGGCCAACGCCACCGCTGCACTACAACTGTAGAAGTATCAGAGTAGCGGTTCCTAGAGAAGGATCAGTGCTATCTGGACTAGAGGGCGAAAGACCAGCAGTCAACGCAGACGGCACGGTTACACAGGTATCTAGCAAAAAGACGTTTTCAGGGTGGCTCAGAGAGCAGCCCGCAGACTTCCAAAGAGAGTTTTTCCGCAAGTACCAGAACGGCGAAGCTAAGTACGAGCTGTTCCAACAAGGCGGACTAGACGCAAAAGACTTCATCGATAACGATGGTGTTGAGATCAGTCTACAAGAACTCAGGGAGCAGAATCCGTTGGCTTGGCAAAGGGCTACGCCAGCAGACTAACCCCGGCTAGAGGCCGGAAATCAACAGTAAGCTAGGGGCTTATAGATATGGCAGCAACAGAAGAGCAAATCCAAGAGCAAGCAGAGAAGAACGTCGCAGAAGAGATAAAGGATAGCGGCAAGACCTACACAGAAGAAGAGGGCAAGCA